TCCGTGGTAACATCGATGACTTTGTGCTCGATGATGCTGCTCCATATTCTGGCACTTCTTATACTGTGCCCACTTCTGAGATTGCAATCACTACGTCCAACTCTGACGTTGCACTGATCAAGTTTGATAGAGCACATACTCAGCGTGCAGCATACACTCTGACTGGTCTTAGCAATTACAGTAATATTGCATTCACCGATCACACTATCGGTATGACTTGGACGAGTGTTTCTCCAGGTGCAATTTCTACATGGTTAGAGGGTCCTGGTGGTCTGCAAATTCTGGACATGTCCCAGACTTTCTCCACGTTGATCCCTGGTACATATACACTATCTTCAGCGTATGACCAGTATGCATCCAAGACTTCTACCATCCCATCACCTCGTGGTAAGAGATTAATTATCTCTGCTGATGTTATCCCCAAATTCTATCTGAGGGATGCTCTATATCAGAAAATTGATAACGTCCAAGAATTTACGTTTACCCAACCACTTAAACTTACTCAGTATTCTATACTGCAACAGTTTAACAACGTTGGCACTACGACTGCCTTTGCAACTATTACAGAGGTTCCTGCAGGTAGTCTGAGGAATCCTGGTATTGGCACCAAGTATAGAGTTGGTAAGATCTTTGGCACATTTAATAATACTGATAGATTCCGCACTACAACTCTTGGTGGAGATATCAACCAGATTGAAGGCACTTACTTCGATACTATTGAAGAGGAATCTCCTTGGGTAGCATCAACTGCATATGCACAAGGTGATCGTGTCTACAACCAAAAGAGAATCTATGAAGCACAGGGTGCTGGCACATCTGGCACAATTTCACCTCAGCACAACACTGGTGTTGTTACTGATGGTGTCATTAACTGGGCATTCATCGACGACGCAGGTAAATTTACTCTTGATCTGACTGAGCACCCCTTCCCCAGACCTCAATATACTGGTCTGGATATGCCTGAATGGTTGCCACATCGTCTATACGCTGTTGGTCAGCGTGTGTGGTATAAACTCAACGTTTATCAGGTTGCTGTTGGTGGCGGTGGTGTTACTACACCCACTCCTCCCACACATACTACTGGTGATGTATCTGATGGTAGTGTTACTTGGTCCTTCGTTGAAACTAACGAGGCAATCAGTCAGTACACCCGTTTGATGCCTTATGATCAAGGTAACAACTATAGTATTGAGATCTTAGAAGTCCAACCTGGATCAAACTTCATTCCTAATGACGTTGTTAGTGTCAACACCAACAATATTACGTTGGCAGAAGATGAGAAGTCTGTAGAGATCTCTGGTTTTGCATCTGTTAAGAAGATTCGTGTTACTGCACGTCTTGAGAAAGATATTCTTCTTGCTAGCAGCGTTAGAACTGATAAAGTCTATTGCACATCCAATTCCCCACACTTCTATAAGGAAGGCGAGATTATCTTTGCTGAAGGATTCTCTGGTGCTCAATATAACGGATCATTCTTCATCGATGATGTTATTGGATCTAGAGAATTCACATTTGGTATTAGAGACACCGCAGTGTCCGATCCAACGTTTGTAAACAATGGAATTGCAAACGTCAACATCTATGCTAAGCATCCTACTCTGATTTTCACTAGAAATCACCAGTATAACTTCGAGCTTAGCGATCCTTCCAACTTCGGTTACTATCTGTCATTCTCTCAGGACAACCAGTATAAACTGGAGTATTCCTTCAACAATACTGTTAGAGAGGGCACTCCTGGTATCCAAGGTGCAGGTGCAAGCACACCATTCGTTAAATTCTTGGTGCTTGGTGATGTTACTAACATCTCTTACTACTTTGACCCATCAAGGACTGGATCTAACTCCCCAGTTGGAGAAAACTCATACATTGATGTTATCACAACTCCATATCAAGGTAGATTCAGAATTAGTGAGATTGTAAGTGATACTGAATTCAAATTCCCACTCAACAGAGAACCTGAGCGTAATAATGCTGAGATTGGATCTGATGATCAAGGAAATGAGTATTCATACTACTCCACGACATCTACCAGAGCAGTTGGTCCTATTAATACGATCAAACTTGTTTCTCCTGGTGGATTCTATAAGAAACTGCCTATCATCTCCGATATTGCATCCTTCCGTCAAATTGAGAAGGTTGAGGTTATTGATGGCGGCACAGAATACGCACCTGGCGTCTACTACGACGTTCCTGTTAATGGAGACGGCGAAGGCGGTAAAGTTACCGTCACAGTCCTTCTAGATGATGAAACTGGGTCTGGTGCAATCTCTAGTGTCGCTGTTGCAGACCCAGGTAAAGGTTATACCGTTGCTAGTGTTGATATTGACGCTATCACTGGTATTCTTGGTCCCACACTGTCTGGATCTGGTGGTGCTGTCAGCGTTAACATTCCTAGCGAAGGTACTGGTGCATCTGTCTTCCTGACAGGTAGAAACATTGGTAAGATCAAGAGACTTAAGAATAATGAGTTTGGTTTCGGATATTCCCATGATTATACCCTGAAACCTGAAATTACCTTCCCTGTTAACCTTCAACTCTTCAATACTTCGATTCTTTCCGAAATCAAGATCACAGATCCTGGTGCTGGTTATACATCGACTCCTGCAGTTGTTATTGACGGTGGCGGTGGTACAGGTGCAGATGCAGTCGCAGTTATCAAGAATAACCGACTCAATGAGATCATCATCAAGAATCCTGGTGCTGGATACTCATCTGAGCCTGTTGTGACTCTGAAGTCTGAGTTTAACTACGTTGTTAACCTCGACCTCAACTATCTGCAGTTTAACTTCCCTCACGGTATCACAACTGGTGCAGAAATCCAATTCCGCTCTGAAGATGTTGGTAGCACTGAAGGCATCCTTCCCAAACCATCCAGTGCAGGTTTGACTGCATTGATTGCTGGTCAGGTCTATTATGCAATCGCTGGTCAGGCAAACTCACTAGAATCCGACCAAATCCGCTTTGGATTGACTCTACAGTCAGCACAAGCAGGTGATTACATTACATTCCTGACTCAAGGTAGTGGTCGTCAAGTATTGCTTACCGAAGTCTTCGGTGGTAAAGCAGAAGCAGTTGTTGCAACATCTCGCTTCCTTGAAGGCGAAGAAGTCTTCCAAGGTAGTGCAATTGAGCTTGCAAGTGCAACTGGTAAGGTTTCTACTAATACTGGTTGGCAAATCGGTCCTAAGATCCTCAAGATCGTCGATTATGACGGAGATTGGAAAATGGGCGAAAAAGTCACTGGATCCATCTCCAAAGCATCTGGTGTTATCGATAACATGAGTATTGCTCGTGGTGTGTTGAATATCGGATCTTTGACTAAGACTCCTGGTAAGTTTATCGATAACGTCGGCAAACCTTCCGAAATTGTCCAAAAGATTCAAGATTCCTTCTTCTATCAGAACTTCTCTTATGTTATCAAGTCTGAGATTCCCATCACAAAATGGAAGACTCAAATCCTTGAAAACAATCACCCTGCTGGATTCCAACTGTTTGGACAGTTGCAATTGGTCGGTGGTAAGGATGTTTCGGGTAGAAAGGTCGGTACTGAGTTTACGAAGGAAGTTAACATCAATAACTACTCCAACGTCAACCAGATCACATCTTTCGGTGCAGCACAACCAATTTACACCGATTACAACAATACTGAAGTCCTCTTCCGTAAAAAGCGTCTGACTTCCTCTGAGGAAATCTTGACCTCTATCGTGAAGAAACTTGACGACATTTCACCTCAGTTTAACGGTATTGATAAGCAATTCCCAATTACTGTAGAAGGTGAGCAGGTTATCGTCCAACAGAATCAGTTGCTGATTACTATTAACGGTGTGATTCAGGCACCTGGCGTTTCCTATACTATTGTTGGTGGACAAATTGTATTTGGCGAGCCACCAAAACCAGCGTCTAGAGTCAACTACAGATCTCTGGAGATTACTCCTACCGTAATTTACAGAATTGAATTGTATTCTGGTCAGGCAGGTCCACCAAACTTCGGCATCTTCCCAACTCTGGGTCAGCAAGTCCAAGGTAAAGATAGCGACGTTGTTGCTACTATTATCGACTCTGGCACGACTCATATCGACGTTATCAACTTGGTTGGTGGATCATTCAACTTGAATGAAGAGATCACTCGTGGCACCCTCTTCTCGGCACTTGTCCAGAGTGTTACTGCTATTAATAGCGATACTATCTTCCAGTTTGGTGAATCTATCACTAACCTTGAAGGTGACACTGCTATTATCGAAGAAACTAATATTGATGGAGATGGTAATGTCACTGATGCTATCGTGGTTAGTAAGACCTCAGGTACTGCACAGTTTGAAACTGGTATCTTTGATCTAAGACTTAATGAGTTTGTTTACTCAGCATCATCTAAGATTGCTGGTCAGATTACATTCATCTCTCCTTATATTGATCCTGCCACCCAGGATGCTGTTGATGAGTTGATTATCAACCCAGGATCTACATTCTACGGTCTGCTGTTTGAGCGTCTGGTTAGTATTACTAATCCTAACGTTATCATCGATAACATTTCACAATCTTCTATTACACCTACTGAGCTTTACGATTCTAGTAGCAGAATCAATGCCGACTTCCTTGACTTTGAAGAAGTTAGAAATACTGAAGTCCAGTATACTCAGTTGGCAGGTGGCAACTTCTCTGAAGGCGATATTGTCATTAACAATAGAGCAAACTACGGCAACCCAAGCTCTGTCTTCCATGGTGTTGCTACCAACAGATTCAAAGATGCCTCGGCAATGATCCTTGGTAACAAAGATCAAATCATTGATTTTGCTGAAGCAGAAATTGCTGTCAAGCACCCCAGATTCTACTTCCCTGGTGATATCATTACCAACTCCTGGAGTAGGTATTCTGACGCATATCGTTTGATCCAGAAAAATAAATCATACATTGCTAATAAGGCATACGATGAGATGATGACGCAATATACGTCACTCACCGTTCCTGATCCTAATAAGTGCATCCGTGACCTTGAGTTGTATATCGATGCTATCTCCATTGACATTTTCCGTGGTGGTAATGTCTATACTCGTAAACTTTGTGCCAAGTATTTTGATGTAGATGGCAACTTTGTGTATGTCAACAATGAGTCTGCTGAGACTCGTTATGGATTTGAAAAAGCAAAAGACATGATGAAGTTGGCAATCGTCAACAATCTGACTAATAGTTTCACTGTGCCAAGTGGTCAACCTAATCAAGGTATCACTTACGTTCCTTGGAGCGAGGTAGATCATGGTGGTTATGATGGCAACGGTATCACTGCTGACCCATCACCTAACGATCCTTATGGCACTAACGGTGCTAACCAGTCTAACAATGGCACTGACAACTGCAGCGATGTCCAAGCAGCAATCACCACTCTCTATGATGTGGTTGATGAGACTCTGCTGAATGGCACGCTGGTTGACCTCCCTGATGAGTCGAAAGGCACCTATTCTCCTGGTCAAATCAAGTGTCGTCGTGACATCGGTCTGATGATCGATGCCTTGGCAGAAGACGTTTCTCAGGGTGGTAACTACAACATCATCGAATTCACTAAGAAGTATTTCGATGCTGCTGGAGCACCTATTGCTAACGGTCTAATCGGTGAGTATGCAGAATCTCTGACTGCTATCGATAAGGCAATGCACTTGTCCTTCCAGGCAATCAACAACCTCCTCTATTATCAAGTCAATTCCAGGACTTCTGTCACTGGATTCATGCTGAAAGATCCTACAACATATCAAGGATCCTACAGCGGTGGTGAAGATGACCTGCAAGAATTCGATGTGTCTGCTGCAGTCTACACACCTTCAAATGGTCAAATGGTTCTTACCATTGGCACTCACTCACTGACAACTTCGGATACTGTTACGATCCGTCCACACTCTCTGAAGTTTACTTGTGATTCGGATAACGATGCATCCTTCCACGACTATCCTCGTGCTGGAGATCCTGCATTCAACACTCCTCTTGCTATTAGTGCTGAGACTGGCACTACAATCACAGTCAACGTTGGCGCATCTCCTCTGGTCCAATTCACACCAACTGCTGCTACCTACAATCCAGCAACGGGTGATATGGTATTGACTATTGGATCCCACAGTCTTGAAATCAATGACTATGTGACTATTGCTAACGATTCGTTGGTATTCACATGTGATATGGATGCTAATGGCACCACTCACACATATCCTAGATCTACTGACCCTGCATCTGGCAAGCGTCTGTTTATCCATGGTGCTGATGCAACCACCATTACGGTTAACGTTGCAGCATCTCCTGCTGATCAGCAGTATGCTCACACATTCGTTTCTGCTTCTGCCAATTCAGTCAGTAGTGGCGGTGGATATACACATACATTCGTCAAGGGACTGGATAATGCAGTCTTCACTGGCGGTGGCACAACTGCCAAGTATTTCGACCCTAATTACTACTCAGGCCGAAATGAAACAATCCAGAATTGTGCTAACGTCCAGGCATATATCGCTACGCTCGTAGACATCTCTACGACTGCGATTGCAGCACAAAATCTCAATAATATTAACGCTCTCGCAAGCATCACTGATGGCACCTTCGTTGCTGGTGAAAACATCCGCACCACGAAGATTGCATATAAGGATCGTGCGGGTGGTTTGTTTATCGTTGGCGACACCATTACTGGTATTACTAGCGGTGCCCAATTTGAAGCAATTGGATCTAACTCTGGTTTGAAGTGGATCTTTGCTGACGCTGTTACTGGATCATTCCAGGATGGTGAGTATATTACCAACTCCACCACTGCTAACCAAAACGGTGTTTCTCTAAGTGTTATCGAGAAATACAAGAGACTTAGCGGTAAGAAGTCTATCAAATTCCCATCTACTGGATATTTGGTCACTAAAGATAGTTACGACTTCTCCTTCGGCAATACTGCAGACTTTACTGTCCAAGGTTGGTTTAGAGCAGATAACCTGAGCACAACTCAGCATCTGTTTGACTTCCGTCGTCTGTCTGCTACCGCTGGTTTGAGAATTACTCTGCAGACTTCTGGTGCAATCACTGTCTACAACGGCACATCTCAACTGCTGACTGGTGGCACGCTGCTTGCTAATAACTGGCATCACGTTGCAGTTGTCAGGACTACTAGCGTCTTACAACTCTATGTTGATGGCGTGCAGGTTGGTGGCAACTACGCTGATACCAACGATTATGGTTATGCTGCTATCTACGTCGGCGCTGACTTCAACGCTGCCAATCAGTTTACTGGTTACATGGACAACGTGGTTGTTAAGAATGGAGAGTCCGACTTCAACACTGGATTCGTGCCTCCTACTCAGATCGACTACTCTAACCAGTATGTGAAGTTTGGTCTTGACGGTGAGCAACCATTCGTCATGGATAATCAGGAAACATATGCTATCTACACTGGTCAGCGTATCTCCTCTGCTGCTATCAAGGAACTTAACTACGATCAAAACTTTGCAATCATTGAAAACGTTGATCTTGGTAGATCAGATCACAGAAACTGTGCTGATATTATCGATCTTAACGCTGCCTGGATTGCTGAAGAAGCAGTCGGTAGAATGGAAGCAGCATTCCCTGATTTTGTCATCCCAGGCAACAACGTGGCCGAAGGTAGTTATGGTGGCACCAACAAGTGTATCAGGGATACTAAAGACTACATCATCGGCGCTCTTGTCAAGGACTTGAGAGACGGTGGTAACTACAACTCACTATACACCGCTCGTACTTACCTCGAAGCATCAGGCAAACTGAAGCACGTTGGTAACGAGATTCTACAAACTCTGTATGCATGGGATCAGGCATTCGTCCTTTGTAAGTATGTAATTACTACAACTGACACAACTCTGACTGGCACCTATACAAACAGATTGAGACTTCCCAACAACTTCGCAACTCCTGCATCTCAATCCATCCAAGATGAGTTTGATACTCTGGGTCGTGAAGTGCTAGAAGTCCTTGCACCTAATCCTGATATTTTCAGAGACACTGGTGTCTTGGTCTGGAAAAACCGCGACTATATCGCAGAAGAAGTTGCTGGATACATCCTTAATAAGTATGAGATTGACCTCAATGGCACGCTCACACAGTTCTTGGAAATGCCTGGTTATGGTCAACCATACTGCGAGAGGGATGTTAAGCAATTCATTCTCCCTGCTGTGATTGCTGACCTTTGCACGGGTGGCACATACAATGTGGAAGCAGTCATTGATAATTATCTGGATGATCAAAACAACATCCTTCATGTTGAGCATGAGTTGAATCCAATGCTTGATGCATTCCATCATGCCAAGTATCTCACACAGAAAGCAGGTAACAACTTGCTCCTTTCTCCTGGAGAAGTTTCTGGAGATCTTGGTATCCCAGCATGGGCACAAGATGATTACCATACACCTCTGTATACTTCCCGTGGTGCATTTAGAGATGATACCATCATTATCGATGATGAAGGATATCCTCAGGATAACGTTTCTAACTGGAATCGTTATAAGGATGCTACCAATGCTATCGCGGCAAACATTGATCTGATTGCACATGAGGCAGTCGAGACAATGAATGACATGTCCAAGTATGCCCTATTCCAAATCAAGGGTGGTCCTGTTAACTGTAGTGATGACGTTAAGGATATCCTTAAGGCTCTTGTCCATGACCTCAACTACAACTGTAATGAAAGAACATGGGATGCTGCAAATCTCTACGTTGAGCCAGAGAATAATTCTCTGAAGCACATCGAAGACGATTGGGAAGCAACTGTCTCCGTCATGAAAATTGTTAAGGATATTGCAACCATAACCATGAGAAATGGTTTCGGTAGAGATTATATCCCTGGCAACGATCCTAATAACGTTGATCCTTCTACATACGAGGCAAATCCCAAAGAGCAAATCTTTGCTGATTGTGCCGATGCTATTGATGCAAACATTCGTTGGATTGCTGAGCAAGCAGTTAAGGCAGGTCAGACACAGTATCCTTCACTGAGTATTAACGGTGGAATTTACGGTGGTCAGCAATACACTCCATCGGATGCAACTTACATTGCATCAAGTGGTGAGATGGTCATTACCATGGCAGGTCATGGTTTGGTTACAGGTAACAGAGTTACCGTTAGACCTGATTCTATTGGATTTACATGCACACTTGATGGTAACAACGTTACCAACTACTATCCCCGTAAAGGTGACCCTGCATACACCACATCTAGATTAATTACTGCACATACCACTGATACGATTACGATCAACGTTGGTGCATCTCCTGCAGGTGAGCAATATACTCATACCTTTGTCAATGCACATGAAGGTGCTGTTGTTTCTAACGGTAGCATCGATTGCGTCCATGACGTGACTGACATCCTCAGAGCACTGGTCTTCAACCTCAAGTACGATGGAGACAACTGGATCAACTGGGTATCTGAGTTCTATACAACATACAGTGGATCTCTCGCACACGTTACATCTCTGGCAACAGAGGTAAATTGGATTCTGGAAGAAGCGAAGAGGCTTGTGAAGCGTGCAATGCGTGGTCAAATTATTACTAACGTTGCATCATACAGCGGTGGCGTCCAGGCATTCTCCGAGGCAGTCCCCAAACCTACTACGGTGCTCCGCAATTCATTGGTTGATGAGGGTATCACTCTTGGTGGAGATTACAATAACGTCGTTACTCGCACATTTACCAACGGCACAAACAACATTGCAAGTGGATCTGCTTCTGCAACTGGTATTACCAATGACGAAGATCTGGTTTGTAGTTGTGTAACCGTGCTTCCTGCTGGCACACCTAGCGATGGCGTCCTCTGGGAGCTTGGTGGAAACGGTGCTGGTGCATTCATTGGTATCAGAGACAGCGGCACATACCTCCGTCTCCGTGCTGGTAATGGTGCTAACTCCTATGCAGGTGGTGCATCTACTGCTAGCGACAACGGTCTTGCACTCCTTGATGTCCAAGTCTCTACTCTCTCAGATTACTTCGATGGTGGTGAGCATGAGATCACTTGGGAAATTAGAGTTGGCGGCACAGTTGCTTCTGGATCTGGTCGTGTCAAACTCTGGATTGACGGCAACCTTATTGGTGAAGCTTCAACTCCTGGACTAAACACTGGTCTTTATGAGGCAGGTGGATTGCTGGCAGGGGGATCTACTGGTGGTTTTGCCACAATGTCTTCTGACAGCACCGTCCCACAAGGAGAGCCTACAGCATCATGGGCATACACAACAGGTGATATGTCATACTACAGATCACGTCTGGTCGATCCTATCTACACAGGTAGTGAGTCTGATAATGTTGCAACCGAAGTTGATACTCTAATGCAACTGGTCACAGATGCAATTAGCAATCCTGCTGATGTTACAAACCGCGTTAGCATCCTACCTAAGATCTGGCCTATTAAATATACGCCTGATATTGCGGTTAGGGACACTGGTCTTACCTACGACTCCTCTGCTGCTGAGTGGAATCAGACTTGTGCTGAAGTTGCTTCTGCTATCGATACACTTCTTGAGATTTACATCGATACAATTGAAAACGCAGCAAACAACAACACAAATCAGTTGGATTCCATCGTTAGGACAACTAGACTTGACGCTTACACAAATAGCAACTATCAGCAAGGTACATGTGAAGGACCACAATCCGCGATCGACACCTTGTTTGACATCATGGTTGATACTCTTGGCGCTGGATTAAATACCGACAAATCTATCGCTAACATGCTGCTCTTTAACAAAGATGCTATCGCACAGAGAGCGTTTGATGAAACTGTGACTTACTATGGCACCACTGAAATGACAGTGGACTTCTGTGCTGACATCCTCAAGGCAGTCAGATATGACATGATCACTGGCGGTAACGCAGGTGCATTTAGACTGGTCCAAAACTGGTTTGACGGTGAAGGGAACTTCATTGCATTCCAGGATATAGCTCGCACACACTTGATCTATGCAAACACTCGCGTGCGTGAGTATATCAAGTCTGTGTTGTATCAGTTGACTGAAGATCCTGGTTGGACAACCTACAATACCTATCAGTTAGGTATCGATGGTCGTTTGGATTACAACCGTGAGGCATCTGAATTTATCATTGACTCCTCTATCAATGCCATTGAGTATTCATTAGAGACATCTAAATTCCCAACAGAAGGTAGCGTTACTTGGGTCCCAAGTAGCGATGCAGTTAACATCAACACCAAGTATGAATTGGGTTATGACTATAACACTGATCCTGCTCTGGTTACTCTTACTCCTATCGTCCCCGTTGGTTTCGACCGCGCTGAATATAGAGTCAGAATTAACCGCGTTAACTCCTTCCGTCGTGGTGACATCCTACAGTATATCCCAGCATCTGAGACTTCAGTCGCAGCATTTACTGGTCAGACGTACTGGTATGTGATGACTGCCACTGCACAGTGGTTTGAAGTTGGTGCTCACTACATGCACGATGGTAGATTTAGAAGAATTGAAGTTAACACTGCCAACACTGGTCAGCAGATCTTCTCCGTCGTCAGACGTACTGGTATCGATAGGTCTGCTTCTCTCTTCCCAGCAGATCCTTCACAGACTCCTATCCAGGGTGGATTCAACCCCGCAGATGTTATCTACGGCACCACGTCTGAATCTTCATCTGAAGTTGGTAGCATCTCGCTCAACCAAGCAGAGATTAACAGACTCTATACTCGTTATAATCTGAATAACGTAAGTCAGAATCTGGGTGTTTATGAAAACTTCCAGAACGGTGAGCAAATCACAGTCCAATCAAATCCTGCTGTTTCTGGCATAATTCTCCAGTCTGATAGGACCGATAACGACGGTCTCAACTTCGTCAATCTAACTACTGTCGCGGGTGTGATCAACGTAGGCGATATCTTGGTTGGTGCTGATAGTGGCACGACTGCCGAAGTTACCTCCTTCGATTCTCGCATGTTGATTAACGTTGAGAGAGGATCATTCGCACAGGGCGACTGGTTGTTTGACAAGGCATCTGCTACTGAGGCATACGCTAACACATATCTCAATAAGTCTGGATCTCTTACAGGTAATGACGGTGGTCGTATTACGATTGACGTTGAAACCATCGGAGATGCATGGGATGCTGGCGATATCATCTACGGTAGCGTCACTGACTACATCCTCGAAATTAAGGGTCTCTCTGGCACACAGATTCAACTTAACCAGTATATCCACGGCACCAACATCTATCAGTTGGAGCTTGGCACTGCAATCGTTGACACTGGCATTTCCGATACATTCCGTGTTGGTGATGAGGTCGTCCTCCTGCAAGGCACCACACTGAAGGATCCTGGGTTCCGTGCAACGGTAACTGAATATATCAATGGCATCAACGCAGATCCTGCTGATCCAAACTATGGCATCCATCGCTTGTTTATCGGTAACTTGATTCCTATAGGCACGGGTGAAGATATCACTGCTCTTACCATTGGATCTAATAACATCGGTAAACTTGATCTTGGATCTAACTTCCCAAGCATCTACGCTAACGTTACCTCGGTCATAGACACTACATATAACTCCTACGGGCGCGTGGCTGCTATTGACCAGCAGGGTATCACAGCAACCGTCTGGTTGGAAAATGTCAAGGGTGACTTCCTTAACAATATGACCGTCGTCTCCGACTATGGTTGGGGTGGTGTGGTTGCTAAGGCACGCACGCTTGAGGGTCGCGTTGATCGTTACTTCCGTGGTTTCGACGGTAGTCAGACACAGTTTGATCTCACGATCAGCAATGGTGAAGCATACTTCCCAGATCCCGCTGGTCACATGCTCATCTTCGTCAATGGCATCCTACAACCTCCTGGTGGTAACAACTCCTACGTTGCATTCTCAGACAAGATTAACTTCTCTGAGGCACCTGACATTGGATCTGAATTCGTTGGTTACTACGTTGGTAAACTCCGTCAGATGGACGATATCAGCTTCGAGTTTGACTCCTTGCGCTCGTCCTTCAACCTCAGACGTGAAGGTCTCTTCTACTCGCTGACTCTGACTGAAGGTGTTTCTTCTAACGTGATTCGCCCAGAAAACAACATCATCGTTTCACTCAACGGTATTATTCAAGAACCTGGCGTCGCATACGAGATCGTCGGATCTAGAATCATCTTTGCTGAAGTGCCTCGCGCAGGATCAACCTTTGTTGGATTCTCCTACATTGGATCTGATACTGACGTGATCGCTGCAACCGTTGTGCCACCTGTGGAAGCAGGTGACAAACTTGAGATTGATGGTGAGGAATTCGCTCGTGACGTTGCTCTGATCGAATCTTCAAACTCCTTGATCACCTTTGAATACACAGGATCTGTTAAGGGACGTAACGCTGCTGCATTGGCAACAATCCGCTCTGGTCAGTTGAATAGTGCAATCCTCACCAACTCTGGCGATGGTTACACCTCACGCCCCAACGTGGACGTGATTTCATCCTCAGGTTTCGATGGTCGTATCAAGGCACTCATGGGTATCACACGCATTGACGTGAAGACCCCTGGTGTTTCTTATCTACAACCATTAGTTGAGATTGACAATATTGTCCCAGACGACTTTGTTAATCCTTCAGGCACGCCTGTCAACGGTGGTAGAGATATCTACAACGCTGATGAGGCAATTGATGGCGACACCACTACGATTACTCCTGGCGCGATTGCGATCTCTCAGGATCCTGTAAACGTAACGGTTAACCAAGGTCAGACTGCATCCTTCACGGTTGCTGCTACTGTCTCCAACAGTCAGCAACTCAACTACCAGTGGCAGAAGAAGGAATACGGCACTCAGACCTGGAGTAACATCATCGGTGCTAACCAGTCAACATTCAATACCAACGATGCTGCTCAGGCAGACGATGGTGATGAATACAGAGTTGCAATTACTGCTGCAGGTGCTACACCTGTTTACTCACTGTCTGCTATCCTCACGGTCCAGACTGGTGCTACTGTGATTAGTAACTTCACTCCAGATCAAATCTTCGACGACATCTAAATAAAAGTAAAACCATGGGGGCAACTGCAAGTTATAACGATGCCACTGACATTCTTACAGTAGAGGCGGATGGTCTTCCCTCTCCTGTAGGGTTTGGCACGTTTCCTAATGCCAACAACCCAAACACAGTAACGGAGCAAGATTTCGATCATGCTTTTACTTACCGTGGTGGGACCTTTGGTATTAGTCGCACATTCGATACTAACGTTTGGAATCAAGACGGGTTCCTTAGGTCTATAGTCATATCTGGTAATGATAACTCGTTGTTTAACAATGAGATTCAAGTGGGTGACAGACTTATGGTTACCTTCAGTGATGGTATTAAAAGAGTATTCCTCTATAAGGGTACTACATTTACATCCATCGAAGACGAATGTTGGTTGGCAACATCAGATAGACTTGACTTTATTATGAGAGACCAAGAGTCTCTAACTAGCGGCACATATGAGTATTATGATCAGCGAAATGGTCGGAGCGCAACTCCTCTTGGTACTATTGGCATTGCCGCTAATGGCGTTGCTTTGTTTAACCCTTCTGCTGGTGCTGGTGGAAACCCCCCAGTAGGATTCAGTTGGAATGCCCACTATCCACAGTCTCCTGTAGATTTTGGTGATGATGATTGTGGTGGACATCCTGAGCAAAGTGGTCAGTATCATTATCACGATACACACTTCTTAGATTGCTGGCGGGAAGGGTCCTCGATGGCAGGATACAATGATTATTATGGCACTACACAATATAACGGCGATAACCTGAGACATCCTGATGGTCATTCTAAGATCATCGGTATTGCATTTGATGGATTCCCCATTTATGGACCTTATGCTTATGCATCTCCATGGGACAATCTGACTACTCCCAGAATTATGAAGTCTTCCTACTCAACTAAATCAGTTGAAACGACAGATAGACCTGACTATGGTAACACCATCCAAAACCCCCCTGCAGGCGCTCTGGTGGAGGACTGGGAGTATGTAGAGGCAACGGGTGACCTAGACATCCATAATGGTAGATTTTGCATTACTCCAGAATTCCAGGGTGGCACCTTTGCATATTTCTTATCTGTAGACCCAGACGACATTGATCTCCCTGAGTTTCCATACATGATTGGATCTTCCACTAGGGAGACCATCAATACAAACTTTACATTACAAGCACCTGCTGCTCCACCCAGTGGCGGTGGTGGTGATGGTGGACCACCAGTACTTCCAACTCTGGTGTTTACATCACAACCTCAGAATGCAACAACAAACCCTGGAGAAACGGCAACGTTTACTGTGCAGGCAGAGATCAGTCCAGAAAACGGACCTATTGCATATCAGTGGTATCGCTCCACAGACGGCGGTTTCGCATTCGCTGCTATTACAGGAGCAACTGCAAACTCCTATACACTCAGCACTCTTGCATACATGACGGGATACAGATTCCGTTGCCGTATCATCGGTCCTTTGGGAGTATCAATTCAAGCAGAAAACTCACCACTTGATTCCAATGCAGCAGTATTGACTGTTACTGGATCTGGCGGTGGAAGCGGATCTACCGCTAATAGATTCGATAGCACGCAGAGTACTCTCGACTCTACGGCACAAACCTTCGATGGCACCTAAATAACACTGTAGAAATCTACCCACCATGGCAAAACAGAATCTTAGTATTGGATCGTCAGCAAATGACGGAACAGGTGATAGTCTCAGAGATGGTGCTATCAAACTGAATAGCGTCATTGACGAAGTTTATACCGCTCTTGGTAATGACACCAACCTGTTGGTGAATATTGGCAGTCCTACCTCAGGACAATTATTAAAATGGAATGGATCCCAATTTGCTGAGGGAGATTTTGATACGTTAACTTCTAATTTAGATGTTGGTGGATTCCAAGTCAGCTCAACAAACAATGGCGATGTCGTCATAAAACCTAACGGTAGTGGTCATATTAAGTTTTGGGCAGGTGGCACTGGAAGTGCTCTGACATATATTGATGGCACAGACGGTAAACTAAAGTATTCAAACCATTTTGCTGAAACCGCAGATCTTCCTGCTGCAGCAGATCATCATGGTATGTTTGCACATGTCCATGCTGAGAATCATGGATACTTTGCACATGGCGGTGCTTGGGTCCAACTGATTGATTCTGGATCTAGCGTTGGTGAGTTAACCGATGTTGACATGACAGTTGGTGGTGGTCCCTCCGATGGTCAAGTCCTTAAATGGTCTGCTGCCAATAGCAATTGGTATCCAGACAACGATGCCACTGCATCTGGAGGCGGTGGATCTACACAGAATTTATTTGAAGGTTTTAATGCTGATACGGGATCTACTACTGCGAGTGCTGCTACTGATGTCCTCACTGTATCTGGTGGCACAAATATTTCCACGACCATTGCTGGAGATACATTAACAATTGCAATGACGGGGACGTTAGGTGATCCTGATCAAAATCTTTTCTCTGTTATCGGATCTGATTCGGGATCCAAAACGGCTGGCAGTGCTACTACTACTGTTAACTTTGTTGGCGGTACTGGGATCTCCACTGCTGTGGGTGGTGATAATCTAACAATCACTAATGATTCCCCTAACGTTGATCAAAATATTTTTGCTACGGTAACTGGCGATTCTGGCACTACTACTTCCAATTCCACTACTGGATCATTGGCAGTCGTTGGTGGCAACGGCGTAACGACAACTGTTACTGAGAATAACGTCAGCATTGCTGCTGAATTGTTTCTTGCTAGTGGTCAGTCTCTGTCAGAGAATCAGAGTTTCATTACTAATACAAGTGGTGAAGTTGAAGCGGTTGCAACTCCTGCTGTGGGTTTCGAGATTTCTGGGACGACAGGTGGTGGATATTCCTTCAACAACAATGGATGGAGTGGAACTGGAAACCCAACCATCTATGTCTATCGTGGTTTCACGTATAGATTTAATAACACTACTGGTAGTGGACACCCATTTGCTCTGAGACAGACAAATGCTGGATCTGCTGTAACTGCTGGTGTGAGTGGATCCCAAACTGCAGTCCAATATTGGACCGTGCCTATGACCCTTGCAGCAGGCACAACATATGTCTATCAATGCACCATTCACTCTGGAATGGTCGGTAATCTCGTGGTTGTCTAATGACAAGAACAGTCCCTGGATCTGGTGCTTCAATTTTCCCTGTATTTAATAGTATATTTGGGGTAAGAGAAGTTTATGTTACTGCGGGAGGTAGTGGGTATGATCCTGCTGACCCCCCTAGACTTCGTGTTGAAAATTGTGGCACTCCCATCAGGGATGCTGTGCTTAGACCAGTCATTGATGGTGTCAATGGTGAAGTCACTGCTGTAGAAGTATTGGATCCAGGTGAAGGGTATGATCCCATGCGTCTGGAAATTACTGATGAAAATGCAACTGTCCCTGCTGAAGGAAAGATCTTCCTGAAGGATAACGGTGGTATTGACTTCATCCAGATGACTCAGTTTGGTGATGAATACTTTACTGCTGAAGCAGAAGTTAAAGGTGGTGGTGGATCTGGATCCGAGTTGGTGCCTATTACAGGTCTGGTTACAGGTCTTGCCATTGAAGAGTTTGGTAGAAACTATACCGAAGAAGATGTCAACATTATCATCTCAGGTGGTGGTGGACAAGGTGCAACTGGCGTTGCGGGTGTCAACCCATTCGGTAAAGTTACTGCAATTACCCTCACCGATTCTGGTGAGTTCTTTGAAGATCCTCCTCTAATTCAAATTATTGGTGGTGGTGGATCTGGTGCCAGTGCTGCAGCATTTATTGATCTTGGTGCTATTACCACTATTGATCTCATAGCAGGTGGTGCTGGTTATGTAAATCCTCCTCAGGTTATCTTCACAAGAGATACAAACCTGATCAAGACTGCAAGAAACAGACAGTCTCTAAACTCTGTTGTTTACAATTTAGCAGGTATTCTGACTGACGTTGGCACTGGTGATGAAACTATTCACGTTGAGTCAACTGCACCTTATCCTGGATCTGGTAAATTCCTTCTCGGTAGAGAAGTTGTCAGATATACAGGTAAAACTGCCACATCATTTATTGGGTGTGACAGGGGCACAAACTTTAGATTTGATCAGAAAGTCATTCTTGACACTCTCCAAAATGATATCAATACAGGAGACACACTTTACGACTTCCAAGTTACGGATAAAGTAAGACGTGTTATTGAATCTGCAAGTAACAGAGTCGCTATTGTTTATGATTGGAATGAGACCGAGAGAGCATTATATCTGACATTCCAGGTTGATGAGTTGGCATTTATTGATGCTGGTAGATCAGGTGAGAAGTCAAAGATCATTGCATTCTTTGCAGGTACTTCTGGATCATCTTCAACTGGTGTCGCACCACATACTTTGGTTGAAGCAGAAGGCAGCGAAATTGTTGCATTTACTACACCTTTGTCAGTCATTCAAAACAGAAGGTTTGAAGATGACGATGAGGAGTTTGTTGATGCCGATGGTGTGCAGCAGTTTGGAGATGGCATTCCTGACATTCTGAATGACGGCACAGATTTTGAAAACCAAGTCAACTTAGATGGGGGCATCGCCTCGTCTAAATATGGTATTGAGGAAGAATTAGGTGGCACCAACACCACGCTCTTCCAGATTGGCGATCAAATCTATGATGGTAGTCCTAACCAATTGGTTGCTACTATCCAGTCTGCAGGTGCTTTAGGAGATGGTGATGCCCATGTCGCTACTGCAACTATCATAATTGAGTATATTACTGCTGCTCTTTTTAACGTCCCAAATGCTGGTGGCGAAGAACTTGCAACTGGACAATCATCTGGTGTCGCAGCAACAACTACAAATAGAAGACTTGGACCTAAAGATGGTCAATTCTATCTAGATGTTAAGTCGATTCAAGATAATGACCCAACATATAAATTTACTGTAGGTGAGACACTGCAAGGAAACTCCTCTGGAGCCCAAGCAAAAATCATCGCAGTTGAGTATAACAACTTCCTCAGAAATGAGGGTGAGTATTAACCCCATAAATAAAACTATAGGATAATTGGTAACAAATGGCGCTACTAACCGACCAATTTAGAATTTTTACTGCCAGCCGACTTATCAAGTCTCTGCAAGGACCCGATCCTGCTCAGACTGATAGTGAAGCTGGAAGTAGTCGTGATCGTCTGTATGTTTTCATCGGTCGTCCCCAACCTTGGGATAACGAGAATGCAGCGCCCGATCCTGTAGACTCTTTCCAAGAGTTTAGCGATGACTTCGCTGACATGATATCAATGAAGCGGGTGCTGGCGAATGATACTATTCAAGTTATTCGTAGGACTGACTGGATTCCTCCTGAGCAAACCACTGGTGGCTTGGGTTATGTTTACGATATGTATCGTCATGACTACAGCGCAACTAAAACCGCGTCTTCTGGTGCTACCAAACTTTATGATGCAGACTTTTACGTTGTTAACTCATCGTATCAAGTCTATAAGTGCATCTATAACGGGACATCCCCTAGTGATCCTAACGGTAAGCCTTCTACTGTTGAGCCTACGGGTACTTCAACTTCTATTATTACCACTGCTGACGGTTATCGTTGGAAGTATATGTATACGATCCCTGTGGGTCTTGTACTGAAATTCTTCTCCAATGAATACATGCCTGTGCTGAGTGACACCGCTGTGGTGTCCGATGCAATTGGTGGTGAGATCGATACAGTTATTATTTCTTCTTCTGGTGCAGGGTATAACAATGGAACCTACGAGAATGTGCCTATCAAAGGAGATGGTGTTGGCGGTCGTGTTTCTTTGGTTGTCGATGGGGGGCGTATTGTTAATGCTACTGTCACATCGGGTGGATCAGGATACACCTTCGGTAAAGTCATCATCGATGAAGTCAACGGTATCGGTGCAGGTGCAGGATCAGGCGGCACCGTTGAAGTGATCATTCCCCCAACTGTCGGTCATGGTGCTGAGCCAGGGACAGAGATGGGTGGATACCGAGTCATGATTAACACCAAGTTTACCTATGCTGAGGGTAGTGGTGACTTCCCAACTGATAACGACTACCGTCGTATTGGTTTGGTGATCAACCCTAACAAATTCGGCACAACAGAATTGGCAGCAGATCTTACTCTGTCCGCCACAAAGTCAGTTATCTTTGCTCCTACCTTCACAGGTAACTTTGCTACTGACGAAATTATCACACAGTCTCGCACAATTGGTGGTCAGCAAGTGACTGCTCGTGGACGTGTGATCTCATGGAATAGCACAACCAAAGTGCTTAAGTATTACCAGAATAGAATTGATGGTGTCTTCCCTGAATTCACTGGTAGTCTAATTGAGTTTGAGGGTGGTAACCCTGTCGTGGGTGCAACATCTGGTGCATCTGCCGACCCTGATATTAACTTCCCAATTGTATCAGGATCCTCTACTCGTGTTATTAACAACACTGAGTATGACTTGGGTATGTCTTTTACCAACGGTTATGCAAGACCAGAGGTTGAGCCAAATTCGGGTCGGGTTATTTACATAGATAATAGAGGCGCTATCACTCGTGCTGGTGACCAAATCGAAGACATTAAGATCGTAGTAGAGTTCTAAACGATGCCCCAGAATACCAATCTAAATATTGCTCCTTATTTCGACGACTTCGATAAGGATAAGAATTTCTACAGAGTGTTATTCCGCCCTGGATATCCTATCCAAGCGCGTGAATTAACGACTCTACAATCGATTCTCCAGAATCAGATTGAATCCATCGGTCAACACTTCTTCAAAGAAGGCGCGATGGTTATCCCTGGTCAGGTCGGTTATGACCTGAATGTGCAGGCAATCATTCTGCAACAATCATTCCTAGGTGTCGATGTCGAAACCTACAGGACTCAACTGCATGGTCAGATTATTGAGGGTATCACGACTGGCGTTAAAGCAAAGGTCTTGTATTCAATTGCTGCTTCTGAATCTGAGCGTGGTTACGTCACTCTATACGTTAAGTATATCGAGTCTGGTGACACAGTTTCTGACACAACCATTAAAGGATTCCAATCTAATGAGCAGTTGCTTGCTCAAAACGAAATTACTTTCGGCACAACACTGATCGAAATTGGATCACCATTTGGACAGTTGCTACCCGTTGACTCTACTGCGGTTGCATCTGCTGCATACATTAACAATGGTGTGTACTTTATTAGAGGTCACTTTGTTGATGTTGCATCTGCAAACCTGATCCTTGAGCAATATAGCAATAACCCTTCTTACAGGGTTGGTCTGGAAGTTAGTGAATCTATTGTTACCCCAGAAGACGATCCGTCACTGAATGACAACGCTGCAGGAACTTCAAACTACTCAGCACCTGGCGGTCATAGATTTAAGATTAAGACTACCCTTGTCAAGAAGGCAATCAATGATTCGACTGACAAAAACTTCGTTGAATTACTACGAATCAACAATAGTAAAGTTGAGCAGTTTGTTGATCATACTGCATACTCAGAGCTTGAGAAGTCGATGGCACGTCGGACCTATGAAGAGTCTGGCGACTATGTTATCGACACTTTCAGTATCAAGGCAAGAGAATGTCTTGATGATGGTTTTAACAACGGGGTCTACACTCCTACTCAAACGACTCAGCAAAACAATATTCCTACAGATGATCTCCTAAGTTATGAGATCTCTCCTGGTAGAGCGTATGTGAAAGGATACAGGACTGAATTCCTTACACCTCAGTATGTTGACTCTGCCAAACCTAGAGATTTTGCTTGTGTAGAAAACGGTATTATCCACTTCAGACTTGGCAACTTTGTTAAAGTCTACGATCAGTATGGTTGGGCTGACCTAACTGGTGAAGGTGTGTCTGATGCATACCAAGTTATCGAATTATACGATGACTGGAATCTAGGCGTATCCAACTCAATTGTTGGTAATCAGATCGGTCGGGCTCGTATTGTCCAACTTCAAGTTGATCAGGCAAACCAGTATGACATGTGGTTCTTTGATCCACAGATGTTTACTGCTATAAACTTTGCATCTGGTAACAACTCTGTTTCTATTGGTGATGTGCTTAGAGGTCGCACCTCTGGTGCCCGTGGTTTCGTTGCTGATAGTGGTAGCAGCACTCACTGTAAACTAGAGCAGGTCTCTGGTGTCTTCCTTAACAACGAAGTTGTTGAAAGAGATGGTCGTGTGATCGGCACACTGGAAGCAGCACATACTTATAACCTATCCGATGTCCGTCGTTCTGTTGGTAGAAATGATAGCAACGTTGTAACATTTGCAGCAAACTGGTTGCTGAATGATAATGCTTCTATTGAGTCTTCTACCGTTACTGTAAGTGGCACTGGTGCTCTTTCTACAGGTTTCAGGACCAAGTTTGCAGAAGATCTCCGTCCTGGTGATGTTGTTACTACAACTGCATCTGGTCTAAATGGTGGCAATACTTTAAGAATTAAGAGAGTTGATCCTACTCTGATTGCTACCAACACTGGTAACATCGCTACAGGTGGCACACCAGTCTTTGATTACCTTAATCAAACCGCCATTATGGATGCCTCCCTCAAGAAGGGTAGTGGCAATGCTGATGGTGAGTATGCTGAGATGGTAAGGATGCGTCCTTTCATCTTCCAGAAAGACTATCAGAATGGTGAGTTGTCAATTGACGCTCCTAGAACTTCGATGAAGTCTATCTCTGACGAGTCATTCTTTGTATACAGGACATTCGCTAACAAGACCGTTGTGTCTGGTGGTGTTACTGTGTCTCTGCCTGAATCCGAGCAGTTTGCAGCACTCGATGATGAAAACTATGTGTTGACGATTGTTGCTGAGTCTGGATCTTCATATAGTGTTGGTGATAACCTTGACATTGATAATCTCAATGACCTTGGATCTCTGACTGTTACCTTCGGTGCTGATGCACAGTCTATTACCATCTCTGGTTTGGCTAACGTCAACACCGTTAAGTTGACTGCTCTTATCTCTAAGAATATCGTCACCAGAAAGATTAAGACTGCCGCTAAGATGCGTGCAATGAAGGTGACCCGCACACGTATTAACAATGACCAAACCAAGTATGGTCTGGCATATGGTAACCTGTATGGCACCCGTATTGAAGATGAAGAGATTTCATTTGCATTGAATGATGTCTATAAGATTCATGCTGTATATGAGTCTGAGGGTGATAATGATGCTGAATCACCTTATATGGTGTTGTCAGAATCTACCTTCTTTGATAACGGATCAGTTGTTGTAGGTAAGACCTCTGGTGCTCGTGGTCGAGTTATCCAGTTTGTCAACAGCACACTGAGACTGTACTTCGTTGCACTTAACGAAATTCCATTCATCCCTGGCGAGACCATTGATGGTGTTGATGATGACGGCATTCCTCTGCAGGCAATTGTTGATGACTCTGACGGATCCGTTTCTAAGGGATCTAAAGTTGTCACAACCCAGTTTGAATTGGAAAGTGGTCAGAAGGCACACTTCTATGATGTCTGTAAACTGGCTCGGATGCCTGGTTTCTCCCCACCAATTCGTAAGATACTTGTAATCTTTGACTACTTCTTGCATGAGTCTTCAGGTGATTACTTCTCAGCCCAGTCTTACACTGGTATCATGTATAAGGAGATTCCTAAGTATAAACTAGATGGATCGATTAACTATATCCGTGACCAGATTGACTTCCGTCCTGGTATCGGTGAATTAGCATCTGGATCTGGCACCATCACGTCACCTTTCTTTGTGAATTGTGCGTCACTTGATTTTGGATCTAGACAGTTTGATACCTCTGGTGGTGTCGGTGGATCTACCATCTTCGATATCCCTAAGGTTAACACACAATTTAGATGTGACTACTGCTACTATCTCCCTAGAGCAGACAAGTTGTATTTGACACATGACAACAAACTGAAAATTGTCAAGGGTGTGTCCTCTGAGGATGTTCCTCATCCTGATAAGATTGACAATGCGATGCTTCTCGCAACGATTGAGATGCGTCCATATGTGTATGACGTTGAGCGTGATGTCCTGATCTATCCTGAGATCATCAAGCGTTATACCATGAAGGACATCGGAGATCTGGAGACCAGACTCTCCCACGTTGAGTATTACACTTCACTGTCTCTGCTAGAAGTACAAGCAGACAACACTAAGACATATGATGATAACGGTTTCGACCGTCTGAAGAATGGTTACGTTGTAGATGACTTCACCGACCACACTGTTGGTGACGTTCTCAGCATTGATTATAAGTGCTCCATGG